CTAGAGTTGGGTTGTTCGCACGACCGCATCCAAGCGGCAGTGAGGAACTACCATGACATTGAACGTAAGCTACGACATCCTACCCTTCGGTGGGATGAAGATAGCCTGGGATTCGATGGAACCATGGATGCAATTCATAACGATTTGCATCTACGGCATGGGGTACTCACTCTATTTCCTGTTAACGGTGATGAAATATCTCCGCAACAAGAAAAAGGAGAAGTAACTCATGGCTACCGAACCTCCCCGGCCTTCGCGTCTAGAGCGTTATGTCTCGATCTTCGTGACATATGCTCCGGTGATCGCGACTCTTTTCTCAGAAGCTCGCCACTCTTTGCGCAGAGCGCACAAAGAGCAACAGCCTCCGAAATCGAGCAGCGACTAGAGGACGCAAGGCTCCTCGGTAACATCCAACGTGTTGCGGATGTTATCGTCGGCGCCTTACCATTTCTCAACCCTCCATTATTTTCACAGTGGTTGGAAGAGCATGGGAAGGGCATCGGCTTCAAACATGGGCCTGGTGCTGTCGCTGAACGGTTGAAGAAGCACGAGAAATCGGACTTCCCCAACTGGCCAGTTAAGCTACAAGGAACATTCGGATTCGAAATCTGCGGTAGTATTGCAGGTTCCGGTTCCGTTCGCCCTCTCAATCATGAGGTGGCGAGTCGCCTAATCGACGTTCCGAAGACTACCAAGGGCCCGCGGCTTATTGCCGCGGAACCGACATCACATCAGTGGTGTCAGCAATTGGTACTTCGTTATTTCTTTGAAAGTTGGCGTATGCTGTTTGGAACAGCACTCATCGATTTCAAAGATCAGTCGAAGTCTGGTGACCTGGTCCTTAAGGCTTCCTTAGACAAATCGTTAGCTACGGTGGATTTATCCGATGCTAGTGATCGTCTTACGTGTTGGACCGTGGAGCGTGTTTTCAGAAGAAATCCTTCTGTTTTACGCGCTCTGCACGCCGCACGTACGAGGTATCTCAGAGATGATATTTCTGAGATCCCAAGCTTCCTGTTATTACGGAAGTTTGCCTCGCAGGGTACAGCTGTAACCTTTCCTGTTATGAGCATTGTGATGCTCTGCGTCGCACTTGGTAGTGTGATGCAGGGACATATCACTCTGTCCAGAATCAGAAGAATGGCTACCCAGGTTCGTGTGTTCGGAGATGATATCATCATTCCGGCACACGGGTACGAGCGACTAGTGCGTGCCATGGATCTCCTTGAACTGAAAGTTAATGTAGCCAAAAGCTACGTCAACGGACATTTCAGGGAGAGTTGTGGCGTCGATGGTTACCTTGGTTACGATGTAACTCCGTGTAAACCAAAGACACTAGTTGCCGACAGCCCGGCTGCATGCCAGGCTGTAGTAGACAATGCCAACAACCTCTATATAAAAGGATATTGGAATGCCTCAACAGCCTGTCTCGACCTCCTTCCTCCACGTCTACGACGTGGAATCAGGATTGTGGGTCGAAATGCAACTGGGTTCTCCGGTCTCACCTCATATTCAGGAAGCTATGAATCTCATCTTGCAAAAAGATGGAATTCTAGGCTTCATAGGTACGAGGTTAGAGTTTGGTCATTATCTGTCCGAACTCAAAGAGCAGACCGGAACGGATTTTCGGCATTGCTGGACTTCTTTGCCCAGCAGCACAGTTATGAGCATGCTCGCGCTGTGTCTAACTATGCCGATTTCCGGAAGACCTTTATTGGTCTTCACTGGGAGCCCGCTAACTCTGACGCTTGGGTACTACCTGAAATGCAAGTACTATGACGTTTTGGATGACGTCTTTGTACAAGGCTTTCAACGTAGAATCGACTCGCAAGGGTACGCAACGATTCCTGAGAAGGAATTGCCGGAACTCTTGTGGGCCGATCAACCGCGTTTAGTATCCGCAGTTGAGTGTCAGGAGGCTCTGTCATACGTGACAGAATGAAACCCTAATATAAAGGATAACATCATGACTCGTATGATATGGTCAACCCAGAGTGATGTCGAAATCGGTAGGCAGCGGATGCACGTTGTTGCCAAGCGTTTACGTGAAGAGTCGTTGACTCCCAACGAACGCACTAGGCTCAATGCGCATTGGCGCTACCTCCGGTCGCGGCTTCATTCTCTTTCTAAGGCTCTATCAGCCTAAGAGAGTGACCTAACCTTTAGGTTAGCGGGAGAGGGGCTTAAAATGTACGCTCTGGCAACTTTTGTTGTTATCAGAGTACGTACGGCCCTGGGGAG